AGAGTAACTACTGACATGAAGTGGATCGATATAAAAATTAAAGACCTAAAAAAAAGAATCAATGAACAAAGTGTTATTGATGCATCAGAAGGTCTTCTAAATAACAGCTAGTAAAAAAATACTAGCAACCTATAAAAAAATCATTTATAACGCAGGGTATCTATGGCTCAAAATAAAGGAGACTCTTATGCTGATATTCCTAACTATATTAGGCACTATGTTGAATCAACCGAACGAGGCCACATTATTAAAATACTCACTGAAACAGGGCTTCAAACATACAATTGTAAATGGGCAGACTATAAAAGAACAAAACCTATTACCAAAAAAGAAACCTAAATAATTTTTACCCATCTTAATTTAATTAGTGAATGGACTTTTGGTTGCCACTCTCTATTTTTTCTTGTGGTCCAACCTTTGCCTTTTGGAAATGATTTTGTAATGCTGTCATTAATGAAACCAGCTGCTTTTAAACTTATTCCTGACTCTGTTTCGAGTGTATAAGTAATTATCTTTTTACCACCCATCTCTTTCCATACCCTAACGCATGCACCGTAGAGAAAGCTGTTAACATTTTTAGCTCCATTTGTACAAGTTCTTAAAATTTCTCCTGTGTAACCATCATCTAATTTTCTTGCAACAGGTCTACCAACAATAGCAATGCCTAATATATTTTCATTTGACTCTATCGCAGCTATACAAAATTTGCACCCTTGTGATTTTTTACTGTGCCTATGGTATTTCTCTACATAAGCGTTAGCAAACTTTAAACTTATGGGTTTTATTTTCACTAAATAATACCAAGATCTCTTAACTCTTGCGGTGGCCGTTGTGGGCTACACATTGGGCAGTCTACTCTTATCTTTTGTGTTTCTGTTGTATCTTTCCAAACCCAAACTTCTCTTTTATCCCAGCATCTCAAACAGCTAGGTCTTTTAGGTATGTATTTTTCTTCTGCCATTTCTTTTTTCGCCTCTCTAAATAATTTTAACATGGCTCTGTAAGCAGTGCCACTATTATATTCTTCACTCATCTTTAGCTTCGCCCCAAGATTTACCCAGAGCTACATCACATTTAAAAGGCACCTTTAAATTTTCTACTGCATTTTCCATTCTATTCTTAATCATCTCAATGTCTTGATCTGATCCAATGCTAAAACATAATTCATCATGTATTTGTAATAATGGTAAATGACCTACTTTATAACAATCAATCATAGCTTGTTTTGCTTGATCTGCAGCTGATCCTTGTATTAATCTATTTAAAGCTTTGTAAGTAAATGCTCTTCTAATATTATTTCCATAATTAGCTTTAGCTTCATTATAATCCATAGCTTGATTCATACCAAAAGTTGCTGGCTCCCATTTATCAAATCTACATTTACGACCTTTTATAGTTCTAATAAAACCAAATTTACTAGCAGACTGTGTTACAGCTGCTGCTAATTTTTTTACAAAAGGCACTCTCGAATTATATTTATTTAAAAGAATCTCTGCTCTTTCTTTATCAATACCAAGTTCTTTAGATAATTTTGCTTTACCCATACCATAGAAAAGACCTAAGTTGATTGTCTTGGCTTGTGTCCTAGATATACCTGCCATATCAGCCACAATTTGATGAAAGTCTGCTGATTCGTCTGCATAAGCTTGAATAAATTCATCAGATCCATCTAGACGCTCTCCAATAGACGCAGAGTAGTGAGCTACTAATCGTGGCTCCTGTTGTGAATAATCAAATGAACCCCACTGTCTGCCCTCCTCAGGAAGAAATAGGGACCTTATTTTATTGCCATACTCTTTGTTTCTAGCTGGTATTTGTTGAAGGTTAGGGTTTGCATAAGATAATCTGCCTGACACAGTTCCGCCTTGATCTGATCTCAATTGGTTTATCTCTGCGTGTATTCTACCTTTATGTACATATCTTTGTATGGAATCTATAAATGTCGAATGAAATTTATTTATTTCTCTTGCTTCTCTTACTAATCCTGCAATAGGATGTTCACAATTTTGTAACCAATTAGTTGTAAAAGATGGCTCATTAGATTTTGCAGTTCTTGGATATTCAACACCTAATCTATCAAACACCTGCGCTACACTTCTTGCTGCCCAAATATCTACATCTAAGGTAGTTTCTTTTTTTATCTTATGTAAAACTTCTTTTTCTTTTAATCTAAATTCTTTTTTTAATAATGCAGCTTTAGCTTCATCGACTCTTATTCCTGTTTGTCTCATTTTAATTAATATTGGTAAGAGCTCCATCTCCATTTCCCAAACATCATTAATCGATTGTTTTTGTATTTCTGCTTTAAATCTATGCCACAGCTTTAATGTTAATGCTGCGTCTTGCTCTGCGTAAAATCCAACATAGCCTGCAGGCATCTTCCAGAGATCTTGTTTAGGATCTATGCCCCATTCTTTTGCTTTTTCTTTTAGAAATGTTTCGTTTTTAATTTCACCAAGATAATCTTTTGCACAAGCGTTAAGAGAGAAGCTCCATCTGTTTTCATCTATCAGTGCTGCAGCTACCATCGTATCTACTATCTTACCGTTTATTTCAAAACCATTTGCTAATAACCAACCCACATCGTAGGAAGCATTATGAAATATTTTTGTGCTAGGTCTTTTTAATAAATCAACCATGAACGCAGTTGTTACAGCTAGATCCATATTACCACCAGCATCATGTTGTATTGGAAAATACCATTGCTGACCAAGTGCAGCTACAGCAAAACCAACGATACCACCATCAAATGTTGCCCAGCCAGATCCTTTAGTTTTTAAGTTTGGATCTTTAGTTTCTAAATCTATCGCAACTTCATTTGCATGTCTTAGATCAGGATACTCTGATGGAGCAACCCAATCACTATCATTGTATATAAAATTTAATTGATGACTCATGAATCTTGCATTTGAGCTATCATTTGAGCCCACTCCTCTTCCTTTTGATGTGAATCATCTGGAAGTTCTTTCTTCTTTTTTCTTTTTATAAGTTCAATTTCCATTTCACAATAATGGATAATTTTTTGTAAGTCTTCTATACCGTTTTTATCTTGATATCTTACAACATATCTTATTACATTAGCTTGAAAAGGATTTAATAAATTCTCTCTAATAAATGTCCAAGGCTCAATGACATACTTTTTATAATGAGATCCACCAATTTGTTTCTTAGACATAGTTACTTTTATACAATTTATAATATTTACTCAAGGGAAAATGGTATTTGTGATAAGTTCCAAGTAAATGCAGCGTGTTAATGCTTCTTGTAACTCCAGTATACCAAACTCTTAATTCTTTCACTCTGTCCTCTAAATTTTTTCTATCAAAATGAGATGGAAAATTACACTTTGCTGATATTACAACATTGTCTGCTTCTCCACCTTTTACTTGGTGTATAGTATCTATAATAATTCTAGCTTTGTTATCCAAATTAACTTCACTTTTTAGAAGCTTTCTAAAGTAACTTTTTTCCTTATCTTTAAACTTTCTCTGAAATGCATCAATCCATAGTTTTCGATCCTCTACCATACCACCTTGTAAATGTAACTGATCAAAGTTGAATACTTGATTTGGGTGAGCAAAGCTCCACTTTTTGCTGTCCGCTGATCGGTAGCCGTGATCTATGTTTAACAAGTAGTTATACATATTACAGGCATCTTCTCTCGTTATTGCACCACCATCGCATATGGTTTGCCAATCACCAATAGCTTTCCATTGATTAATATCAAATGATTTGTTCCCACGCATATCTTGAAAATATAAACCTAACTTTCTAGCTTCATCTTGCATTTCTTTCTTTACATCATTGATTCGTGCAAGCACCATCCAAGATCCTTGTATCTCCCAAGGTATCTTTTTTAATGTGCTCCATTTATAGATCTCTCCATCACTACCGTTAGATGTAAATTCTTTTTGTATTCGATGACCTTCCATACCGTTTAAAAGACACTTAGAAAAGAAATGTACTTTTTTGTTTAGTCTTCTAGATTGTTTAAGTATTTTTACTTTACCAGGAAAGGTTTGAAAGAAGATAACATCAGCACCATTCCATTCGTAAATAGCCTGATCATCATCACCTGCTATATAAACTTTATCTGAATTCATAGCTAACTTAACAACCATGTCCCATTGCAGAGGGGTAAGATCTTGAGCTTCATCTACCATTAATATTTTAAAAGGTAATGCTAAACCTGATTCAATATATTTTTGCACCATGTCTGTAAAATCTAATCTGTCGTTTTTAAACTCACCTGGGTTCGCTTCGTAAGTTTTGTATTGTTCGTATCCTGCAATTATTGATTTAAACTGTTGTAGTCTAACTTTCTTTCTAGGTTCTTTCTTATACAGATCTATTGGATCCATTTTCATATTTCTTGCTCTATCATAAATTTGTAAAGACCAGTTGTTGTAAACTCTTTGATCATCCCAAGTTGGTTTATAGTTTATTTTAACTGTGCCATATTGAGTGTGAAACTGCAGCATGTCTACCTTTGGATCTAAGACAGGTATGTCAGCGAATTGTTGTCTAGCTAAGCTATGTAAAGTTCTAAAATATTTAAAATCGTCTTCATCGTAACCTTTAAATTGTTTACGAACTCTGTCCCTACATTCTTCAACAGCCTTATTTGTAAATGAGATATAACAAATCTCATCAGGAGAGATACCTCTTTTTAAAAATCTTGCTACTCTTTTTAAAAGTCTGTGGGTTTTACCTGTTCCTGGTGGACCAAAGAACTTAATTGTTTTCCCATGGAGCTTTTGCTTTAGTGAATTTGACATCTTTGTTTCTGTGCTCTGTTTGTTTTGGTAATGTTGCAACCCAGTGTCTAGCTTGTATACCTTGGAATTTTGCTTTTTTCTCACAACCTGCTCCTTGTAAGAATATAGTACAATCTTTTTCTGACCAATTGTAGCCTTGTTTTTTCATAAACTGCCTAAAAGTCTCTAGTTTAAATCTAATTTCTTTTCCATCTTGAAAAATATTATCATGCTCAATTTGATCAAACTCTGTAATTGTATCTGTATCTTCAAAGAATTTTATTATCCTAGTGTTGAATACTTCTTTTTTTTCTTCTTCTCCATCAAAACCTTCCATGTCTTGTTTATTAGAAATTAATTCTTCTAACCAATCTCTGTAGGGATCGGGATCTCTTTTACTTGGTTTTAAAGGTCTCCAAACAATATCGTAATTTAATAATCTCTCTCCTAATAATTGTTGTTGGTATAATTGTTTTGTATCTAATTTAACAACTTTGCCTTGTATAGGCAGAAGCCAATAAGGGTCTGGATATGAATTTACTTTAACTAACTTGCCCACTTCAGGAATAGCTTCGTTTAAACCAATACCAAATTTTCTTTTAGCGCATTGTGAAGATCCATTACAAAACATTCTTGCAACAGATGTACCACACTTATACGAGTAATCTTTCTTTTCAACTTGTTCTATTACTTTAGCTATCTCTTTTGGTGTAAGAGGCGGAACACAAATAGTTTTATTCATTTCTCTAATCTCAGCCTCCCAATAATCTTTATCCTCATTAACCTTTTTGCACAAAACACCTACATTAAACATGGCATCGTTACGGCCTTCGCCTTCTCTTACTTGGTTTCTAATAAATTTATTTACACAATTTGGCCATTGCTTGTTTTCGGTGTCCGTTGCTGTTTTAAGATTTTTAAACTGATCTTTCGTAATTACAAATTGTTTTACATACTCTATGTATTTATCAAAGGATAAGCTTTTTGCTTCATCGTCCATGGCACATCGTGTAGGAAACTTCGCATTGTGATAAGGTAAATTAACAAATTGACCTTTTTGTTTGTCATCCCATTTTTCAGGAGTTAGATCTACTGTATCTTGTGCAGGAAATATATCAGTTTTTGCATCATTAACACCAAGGTCAGATGCAATTGATATCATCTTTTTTCTCATTTCAGCTGCAGCTACAGGTTCGGATAAATGTAAAATTAAATGTAAACCATTTGATTTAGATCTGTAGGGTACAAACGGATATTTTCTTTCTCTAATTATTTTTATAAATTTTTTATGATCAATGTTGTATCTATCAACATCTATTACTCCCCAACTTGCTGTGGAGTCATCTCGTATTGGAACAGTTCCAAAACTATCTTTACCTTCTAAATGGTCTAACCAATTTTGATCTGTCATAGGGATAGGGTTTATCCAGCTACGCCATTCATCTTTTCCGTCAGATCTTTTTTTACCTAACTTTTTCGATTGACCATGATATGTATCAGACCCTTGGAACAGCTTTTTAAACTGCTCCAAGGATTTACTAAAGTCCATATTTAGAATGGTGTTTTAGCTGATTCTTCTTCTTGGCCGTGTTTTACTTTTACACTACCACTCATTAAAGATTGTCTAAACTTGTAAGCTCTATTCACTAAGCTTTCATCTTGGACTAATCCTTCTGATGTAATCTCCCAACCATACCATGATCCTAATTGGTTTTTTTCCAAAACAGTTTTCAATCTGTATTGTTGAGTAAATGGTGCAGGTCTAAAGAAACCTTTGCCATCTTTTTTAGGTACTTGCATCATATTCATCATTGAGTTCCACTTCTTAGATTTTTTTCTTTGAGTAGATTTCATTGTGATTAATGCTTCGCTGGCCATACTTTCTTCGACTACGACTACAAAGTGAGAAGCTGTCTCTTCTATGTAGTTTCCAGATTCCAATCTATCTTTACCGTCATCACCTCTATTAGTTTTAGACATGATATCACTATCAGCTGGATAGATATTTCTAGGTGCATTACTACCTTCTTGTCCTCTGTCCGCCCATTCAATGTATTCAAACTTGTAATAAGCAGGTATCACCAAGATGCCCTTATTACCGTCATAGAGTTTATCTGTTACAGTATTGTAGATCATTCCTGGTTTTGCAGCCTCAATATACTTAGAATCTCCAGCTGTCACTTGTGGTGATAACTGTCCTAAGATTTTAAGAAATGGTAACTGCAGTGATTTGCTATCAATGTTTTCAAAACCTTGATCTGCAAATTTTTCGATGTCGATTGTTGCTACTTCGTTTTTCTTTTTTGTAGCGAGGTCTTTTGCGTTAGACATGTTTACTCCTTCGTTTTTAGTTTTGCTTTATTTGCAATATAGATACCAAATAAATCAAACGGGAGTTCCTTTCCTTTTTCAACTTGTTCTTTAGCAAAGGCTTTCAATGTCATAGGTTCAACTTTTTGCTTCTGCAAATATTTAAACCCGTATTGTTCACATACCTTTACTAATTCTGCAACTTGATTGTCTTGTCCTCTGTTAAAAGTTGTTGTGACTGTATTTTTAATTAAATCTCCAAAACCTTTATCTCGAAGCCAACTAAAAGCTTCATCGGTACGACTCTCAGGTATTCTAGCCCCATAAAAAGGTTTTACTTCAACTTGCGTACCATCAGCAAGTTTAATAGCGTTAACACCAGCCTCTTGCATAAGCTCTGGTATTTTTCGTTCCTGATAATCTTTGTATTTAGCTTTTTTAAGAGAAAGAACTTCCTCTGCTTGCTCTATTTCATTTTCAAGTTTTTTCATTTCATTACAAGCGTCCGAGATTGATTTCGTGCTCGCAGTATCAACTTCTAAATTTGAAAACTTTTCGATATCCATATCTGATTCGGTTTATAGACTTTTCCCTTGCAAAGTCAAACATAAAAATATACAAGAAACTTGGATATGGCAAAATGGAAATACCCTTATAAGACACAACCTTATGAACATCAAAGAAAAGCATTAGGCGAATCAGCTGATCGAACAACTTATGCTTTGTTTATGGAGATGGGGACAGGTAAAACCAAAACTACAATAGACAACATAGGTTACCTATATTTAAAAAATCGTATAGATGCTGCGCTTATTGTTGCCCCAAAATCTGTCTATACAGTTTGGCGTAATGAGATAGACACACATTTACCCACAGAGATTGATAGATCTATATTTGCTTGGAAAGTTGATAAGCCTAAACAATATAAAAAATTCTTAACAGAAAAAACTAAGTTAAAGTTTTTCTTAATTAATGTTGAAGCTTTATCTACAAAAAAGGGATTAGATGAATGTAATAGATTTTTAATTAACCAGCCAAATAATATAATGGTAATTGATGAATCCACGACCATAAAAAACCCAAAAGCAAAACGAACAAAAAACATTTTAGCGCTAAGATGGCGAGCGCGTATGAGGCGGATACTAACAGGATCACCAGTAACAAAATCTCCATTAGATCTTTATACACAATGTGCCTTCCTTGATCCAGCATTATTAGGATTTAAAAGCTTTTATGCATTTAGAAATAGATATTGCACCTTTGATGAAGTCTATGTAGCAAGAGGTGAAGCTATTATGGTTCCTGATGGATTTACAAATTTAGATGAATTAGAGCAAAAATTAAAAGCTTTTTCTTTGAGATTAACTAAAGATGAGTGTTTAGATATTCCAGAAAAGATTTATCAGAAAAGAGAGATTGAATTATCAGGAGAGCAGAGAAGAGTTTATCAAAGACTTAAGATAGAAGCTTTGGCTAAATTTGAGAATGAAACAATATCAGTACATAACCAATTAACAGAAATTCTTAGATTACACCAAGTTGCAAATGGATATTGTAAAAGTGATGATGGTGAAATATTACAATTTGATAATGAGAAACTTAAAGCTCTTCTAGAGATACTAGAAGAAACAGATCAAAAGGTGATCATATGGGCAACATATGTGCACAATATTCATGAGATAATTGGTAAGCTTAGTGAAAAATATGGAAGTGAATCAGTGGTTTCAATCTACGGAGAAGTATCACAACAAGATAGAATGGTGGCCGTTGATCGTTTTCAAAAAGATCCTAAATGTAGATTCTTTGTTGGTAATCCTACTACAGGTGGTTATGGATTAACTTTGACTGCAGCTAAGTATGTAATTTATTATTCTAACAATTATAATTTAGAAGTTCGTTTGCAATCTGAAGATCGTGCTCACAGAATTGGTCAAACAAAGAATGTAGTTTATATAGACATTATAGCTAAAGACACAATTGATGAAAGAATTGTGCAAGCTCTTAAAAAGAAAATACATCTATCTGCTAAGACTTTAGGTGATAAAGCTAAAGATTGGCTTCTTTAACCTTTTTTCATTGCTTTTTTGTAAGCATCTAGTCTTTCAAGAAATTTCTCTGCATATTCGTGTAATACAGGCTCTGAGAGCTTAAATTCTTGATATTGTAGGTCTCGGGTCGCAATAGCCACTACCCCCTGCTCTATGGGGCCGTAATGCGTTTTATGGGCTAAATAATAGGCACCCAACTGACATTTATAGTCTTCTATCCACTCTTCTCGTTTTGGCCTATTAGATTGTTTAAAATCAACTATAGATGGTTTTCCATATGCCATAGCTACTAAATCTGTAGTTCCTGCATATTCTTGCTTATAAGCTAATGATACTTCGTTACCCCAAACTTCATCAATAACTAATGAGTCCTTAATAACTTCAGCCATTTTTCTTGGTTTAATACCCTCTTCAGTTTCATTAAAATATTTTTCACCATTATAATAAAATTCTAATACTCTATGCATTTCAGTTCCTACGCTTGATGCATTGTTCATAATTCTATCAGCTTCGGCATTACCCACTCTTCTTCGCCAGTCATCTAAATGTTTTCTATCTTTAGTCGCTGATAATATTGTAGTTACACTTGGTACAGGTGATTCGTTCACTAAATACTTTCGACCTGTCTCTGATTGGAATCTATTATGTTTTTTGTAAGGATATTTTTTGTTTATTTTAATTAGTGACATTACACTAATTAGCCAATAAATTTACCAATGTCAAAATAATTGCGCCCATGCCACCAACTAATGCAACAAAAAACCAGTTAACTTTTTGCCTAACATCATCAAGACCTTTGTGCATATGGTCTTGCTGTTTTTTCAAGCCTGAGATATGGCCATAAAGAGCTATGATATGCTCACCAGTAGTTCTTGGATCTTTTCCGTTAGCCACGACCCTGTCTCCTTTGTGCTATAGCTGCAGCAGTTGTATCAAAAGGGAATAGAGTTTGTATTTGATTCGCAGTCACTTGACCTTGTGGTGTTTGTGGAACTTGTGGTGGTTGTGCCATCTGTTGTTGACCAAACGCAGGTTGTAATTGAAGATCATCTGTGATGCTTGGATCGTCTGCTTCTTGATCTCTTTGAGCTTGTTCTAAAACTGTTTCTGTGTCTGCTTCTACCGTTCTATTTAAATATGCAACCATATCATTATCTAATTCAGCATTGCCTGATGACTTAGTAAAGTCTCCAGCAAACATAGTCTCAATAACATCCTTAGGTAAGTTTTTATCATCGTAAATAGGTTGTGGTATCTGATAAGATAAATTTAATAATCTTTCCTGTATTTCTTTTGGATCTACACTTCTTGGATCTACTCTTGGTAAATCTTGTTCTTGATCTGCAAAGTAATTATATAATCTTGCAAAGGCATCTCTTTTTCTTGTAAGTCCTAATGCTGTAAGTTTAGGATTAATACTTCTTCCAGTGAACTTTCTTGTAGTTCCAAATAAACCTTTTTGAACTTCACCTATTGACTTACCTTTTAATAATTTTAATTGTTCTTCAGGTAATAATGCATCGTTCATATATCTTAAAGCTGTTGGATCTGTTAGCATAAGACCCGCTCTTCTAGCCATTAATAAAAATATTGCAGGTGCAAATGGGTTTACAGCAAAAGCAGCACCACCAATAAACATACCACCAGCTACTGATCCAAAAGAACCTAGTGTAAATCTTCTTTGTAAGAATGTAGATGTATCTGATACGGGTATGTCAGATATTGATTTCATGTAATTAGTAAATCCATAAAAATCTTTTGCTCCCTCTTTACCTAACATCTCAACCATTTTATCTCGACCAAGATCTTCAGTCGCTTTACCAATACCAAGTTTATTCATAAATTTGTTAATGTTAAATTGAGCAAAGTCCTCTGGAGAGAATCTGATGTCTTTTACATCGAATATTCCATTACCTTGTCTAACATCCTGTATTCTAAAACCTCTAGCTTGCTCAATAGAATCTGTGCCTAATCTTTGCATTGCATCTTGTGCATATTCTGTTCCAGCTTTTACACCTGGAGCTAAATCAATTGTATCTCTGAAAACAGATTTGGCTTGTGGCGCTGTTGCTGAATCAAAAGAATCTAGAAATGCATTAAACATATATCTAGCTTTAGCTGCTTTAAATAATTGTTTGCCATTTTCTGTTGCGTATTTACCCTCTGCACCTATTAAAGTTTTAAAACTTTTTAATGCTTCAGGAGAGTTAGATTGAAACACATCTCTTTCCATCGTAGAAAACAATAAATCTCTAGGCATAGCTTCTCTACCCACAATTCCAAATGTGCCTTTGTTAGTGAATAATGTTCTATCAAACTTCTGTAATGATCTTGCTGCAGCAGGAGTTGTATACATGTTTAATACTTTATTAAATGTAGCATTAGCATCGTATAACTTATCTCTTAATTTTTCTGCGTTTCTTATATTACCCTGTATAAAAGCCTCTGCTCTCTCTGGACTTTGTTTGGCTAAACCATCAAATGTAGCCTTGATACCTTGGTCTTGTAAAAAAGCACCCTTAGTAAGATTTGCACCAAAGGCGTTGAAATCATTTTCTAATGCTTCCCTTATCATGAACATTTGTCTGCCTAATGTTTTATAATCTGTGCCTTGTATTGCATTGTTTAACATTTGTATTACACCTTTGTATTGTTTAGGTGTAATCATGTTCGTTCCAATAGCATCCATTGCATCATAAAATAAATTAATAGGGTCACCTGATTGCTTTAATACTTCATCTATATTTTTAGATGTCATGGCTCTTTCAGTTGAAGGAAATAAATCACCAAAAGAAGATTTTAATTCTTGAGCTTTTGCTACAGTTTTATCCAATTTAATTATTGCTGGATTACCTACAGTATTTGCTAGTTCTTCAAAGGCGTTATATTTAGCGCCAATTAAATCCATGTTGTCATTAAATACTTTTGCAGCTTGGTTATAAATAGAATGTGATAAAGCTCCTGTTTTCATTAATGGTGCATAAGAAGCTAATTGATCTAAATACATTCTACCTGCTTTTTGTTCCGCACCTTGAAAAGCTTGATTAGCAATAGGACCAATAAATGGAAATACACCCACAGTTTTAAAGAAACCTTTTCCAACACTTGTTAAAGGACCATCATTCATAGCCTGAATTAATGGAATAGGTAAACCCTTGTCTCGTGCGTACTCTGCCAATTCTTTTTGTTTAGCTCCTGTTGTACCAAATAATTTTTTACCTGCTTTACCTAAAGGTCCTGCAATTAATGGTGTAAGTAATGATGCACCTGTATTCCACATCAATGCTGATTTCATTTCATTTAATGCATTAAGTGTTATGTCTGCATCTACCTCGCCTGGCTTAAGATCTGCAAATTGATCAGATATTTGAGATGCTATAAATGTTCCTGCTTGCTCATTCAACATATCATATGTAATTGAACCCGCTCCTGCTCCTGCCGTTCCACCTAAAATAGAATATATTTCAGCTCTTCCTAATGGACTTTGTAAAACTTTTGTTGGCACATCTGCGACTCTACCTAATAATTTAAACGCACCACCTAATAATTTTAATCTGCCTGGTAATCTATCTGCTAATGCTCCAGCAACCTGTGCCATTTTACCAGGACCTTTTTTCCAAAGATTACCTGATTTAGCTGCACCGTAAATTTGTTCTCTCATTGTTAAGTAAGGAGCTATAGAACCCGTTATATCTCCAGCGAACACAGCTGTTGGTCTACCTTTAAAAAAAGAATCTTCTGCTGCTAATGCTGTAGCTATGGGATCTCTCCTAAACTCTTCCTCTGTAGCTAATTGATCAGCTACTTCTTTTCTTTGTTCTGATAATTGTGACATTGACGGGCCAGTGAGTTTTTTTCTTCTAATTAACTCATCAATAATTTTTCTTTGTTTAGGACTAAGTGTATTAGGATCTAACGATCTATTATCTAATTGTTCCTGTAGTTGTTGAATCGTAGCCATTATTTATTAAACTCCTCTAATAAACCAGCTTCATCTAAACCTTTTATAAATGCATCAGTTACTGTTTGACCCTCTTGTAATCTAAACTGATTTTGAACTCTCATATTTTGAAGAGTTCTTTCTAATCCACCGACTCTTCTATAATCATTTTCATATCTAATAATATCGTCTTGTAATTGTTTACCAATCGCTCTAATTGATGCCTCTACAGATGCAGAACCTCTAGTCAATGTAAATAGGTTTACAAGTTTTTCTGCTGCAGCTACATCTCTAGCAGTCAATCTATCTTTATCTTTAAATGAGTTGGCTAATGCATATACTAATGTTGTTTCAGCCACAGCTAAAGACTCAAGTGTTTCAGCATCTACCTTACCAGGTGTTCTAGCTTTAATTCTTTTCTCTGCTTCTTTATATATTTTGTTAAAGTCAGTAGATTTTAATAATCTTTTCTTAGTTTTTTCATCTAAATCTGAACTCTCAATTTGAGATCTGTAAGCTTCGGCTGTTGCTCTTGCTTGATCTTTTGATCCACCAAATGAGAATCCTAAGTCGCTTAGAGCAGAACCAAGTCTTGTTTTAAATAAATTAATAGCACCTGCAGGTCCAACAGACTCAGGTTGTGCTGCGATAGTATCTAATACATCGTTGGTAATTTTAAATGTTTTATATCTATTAGATAATGTATCACCAATTTTAATAGTTTCTTGATCAACTGTTTTCTTATCTAAAAATTGATTTACTTTACCAAATCCTGGAACAGTCGCTTGACTTGAAATACTTGCATAAACCTCATTACCTCTTGGTCCTATTTGACCTGTAGCAAACTCAATTGTTCCACCTTTTGTTTGTCTACCTTTTACATTTATTGTATTACCATTTTCATCTATAAACTGAACAACACCTAATTGACCATCGAAAGGTTCTCCAGCTGCAGCTTCATTAAATAATTTCATTTCATCTAGAGCAAACCCTAAATAAGTTTCCATTGATTTATTTTCTAACTCGTTTTGTTTAAGCTTCATTACAGCATAGTTATTTACTGCTGGACCTAAAGCGTTACCTAAAACTTCTAAAGCACCACCTAAGCCACTTTTTCTTGTTGTGCCTGCCATTAAACCTGCTGCTAATGATGATAAGAAAGTTGTTCTTGCAAGATCGCCTTGTGGATCCATGCCAAGTTCTGATCTTATTTGTTTAGCTCTATCAATTAAATCTTTAGTGTACAATTTACCACCGATAGGTTTTTCTGTGCCTTTACCTTGCTGAGATTGATTAAAGATTTGTTGAGCTTTTTGTAATGGTTTTGGTTCCTTAACAGGAGCAGGTGGTTTCGCACCCATAGGCGCTCCTGGTTCTGCACCTACAGGACCCGTTAATCCTCCATCAATACCTGATGGCATTGGTCCTTGACTATCAGGGGTTTCTCCAAATGATACATTTTTTACAACTTTATTTAAATCTACAACAGTATTGTTGCCAACTTGTGTTTCGTTTTCTGGCTGAGTTAAACTATCATAATTACCAGCACCTCTTCCTGATGCAATTTGCATTGGAGAGTCTTTTTCTTCTTTTTGATAAATTTGTTTAGCTATTTCTTCTAGGTTTCTTGGTTTGAATACATCTGAAAATAAAGGTTTGCCTAGATCAACAGTTAAAGCTTTTCTTGTATCACCAGGTTTTAATCCTCTTTCTTGGCCAAAATAATCTATTACTGGGCTTCCTAAAGCTCTTGCAGCTTTTAATCCTGTAATACCTAAACCTAAAGCTCTTGTGTATGGATTGAACATTCCCGCAGTAGTTAAACCAAAATCAACTACATTTTTAGCCATACCAGGTTGCATACCTAATTTTGTTGTAAGTCCTGATACTCCTGAGTATAAACCCTCGTAACCTAATAATCCGCCTAGACCACCTCCCATACCAAAAGGCACTCTTACTCTTGGCTTAGTAACTTGTTGAACAGCTGTAGATGGAAAATTTCTAACATCTGATCCCATTCTTTTCATGAACTGCCCAGCTCTACTAAACATACCTGGTTGAGGAACATTCATTGGTGGTCTAAAATTCGAAGCTGTTTGAAAACTCGTTGGTGTAGGGTTCATTACAAAATTACCATTTGATGCTTTGATAGGTTTCAAAGCACCTTTCCTCAAAGCTTGTTGTCGAAACAATGGTCTGTTTAAAACTCTATTAAGGGACATTATCTCCCTCCCTGCATACCTTGGAATGCTTGGAATGCACTTATACCAGTTCCAATAGATTGTGCTAATGGACTTGTCTGTGGTTGAGTTGAAGCTGTAAGTGTTGATTGTGACTTAGGTCCAGCAGCGTAAATGTTAGATAAAAATTCAGCTCTTTGGTAAGGCTCGAAAGCTTGTTGTAATTGAGATTGTCTAGCAGCATCTAATGTAGTCTGAGCTAATTGTCTTTGTAAACCACCAGCTGACAATAATTGTTGTAAATCTGCTTGTGCCATCTGTTGTTGACCTGAACCTATTTGTGCTAACTGACTACCAATTTGTGCCTGTTGAGCTTGTTGTTGTTGAGCTGCACCTAATGCTGCTCCAAAACCTTTTTGTTGAGCTAATCCAACTTGACCTAATCTTGCTCTTTCTAATTCTGCTTGAGCAATTCCTTCTCTTCCACCGCCAAAAGCTCCTGACATGACAGCTTGTGCACCTAATCTATTTTGAGCTTGCGCTGCTTGTCTATTTATTTCATCAATTACATATGACTGATAAGGATTAAAAAATTGATTTATGTTTGGAGTTTGTGCTGCAAGTAATTGTCCGATGCCCGATGTTACTGTTGGCTGACCCACTCCTGTTGTTCCCGCAGCAGTAAGTCCTTGTTGTTCAAGTGCACTAAATGGTGCAACTTGCATTGCTGGAATAGTTACGGGTTTGTCTGCAGCGGCACGCGCAAGATCCATTAATTCTATTTTACGCTCTTCAATACCTGGTGCTTCTCTTATAACTGATTGTTGAAATTGACTACTAGTTCCGCCACCTGATGGTGCTGGAGCTGATTTACTTCCTCCGCCAAATACACTTCCTATTATTGATCCCATTATAAATCCTTCTCCATTTGAATATGTTTAGCTTTCCAACCCCACTTTTTTGAAACTTTAGACCAACCTGGTCTAACCCAAAAGCTTAGTTTTTTACAGCCATTAAGTTTAGCAAATTTTGTTACTGTATTCACTATCTTATCCTCCCATAAATGTCTTTTTCTTCCTGTGCAGATAATAGCTTCAAGTTGAGAGTAATTTGGTAAAGCAGCGATACGAGTAACAAATAATGCAAACACTTGGTTAAGCTCCTCTTCATCACTACCAAAAACAAGAAACATTTGTGCTTCGTCTTTTTTTAATAAATCTTTTATGTCTCTTGGTTCTGCAAAACCACCTGAATACTTTAACGCTTCTGTAACCATAAATTCACAGAGAGGCCAAAACTTATCTATGTATTTAGGCTCAACTGATAGAACTGATATGTCAGGTTTAATTGGCTTGGGCTTTTGCATTTCTACTTCCCTCTAATAAATCAAAAACTCTTTTGTATCGCTTTTGTTGTTCGTAGAAGTATTGTGCACCTTTTTCTCTCATATCTTTCATGCTACTTGGATTTGCACCAGCTATGATTCCTGCGCCTAATACTCCATCTGCTCTTGTTACAAACTCACCGTCTGCTAATTGAGCTAACATTGTATCTTCGTCTTTGTCTCCTGTGCCAGACCCATCTTCGACATATCCCGATGCTCTAACATAATTGTTTGCATCGTCTTCGTCATGAGATCTTTTACTTGGAAGATAGTTAATACCACCTTCGTTAAATTTTTTTATTTCTGCTAATCCACCTTCTCTTAGTCTTTGTTTCTCAACAGCATAAGGACCCATTCTTAAATCACCTTGATTTGCAGGATCAGCTTCAGGTATGTATAATTGTTCAAAAGTTTTTTCTGTGCCGTCTACTGGATCTATATATTTAAAACCACCTCTTTGTTTTTGTAATTCTGCCACAGCTAAATTATATGTAGGTGTGAAAACATCTTGTGGTTGGTTTTCGAATGCGCCTGATAGATAAGCTAAGGCCGCAACTCCCGTTGCTGCTTTACCTGGACTTATTTCTAATTCTCCAGTGAACATAGGTTTATCTCCTTTTGTCATTCTTTGTCTTGTAAATAATTTTTGTAAAAAGTTTTGATCTGCTCTTTGTCCCAATTGTGCATTTGACCCCATTTGTGCTTTAGCAATTTCATTTGCTATCGAAGTTGTACCTATGTCATCCCCTGGTAAAGGATTAACCTGTTGAATACCTAAAGAGGGAAATGTTTGTCCTAAAGTTTGCATTGGTCCTAATTTTGTAAATGCCATCGGAGCAAATTGAGATTGTGCTGTAGCAAAACCTGGTAAACCTAACGCTGATCCGCCACCTAAAACTCCTTTACCGCCATAGTACCCAGCGACAGCTCCTGTAATTCCACCAAGTATTCTTTGTATTCCTGATCCACCAGCGTCTTTAGATCCTTTATAACCTTTGTATCCTCCGTAGGCTGCTAGTGCGTAGGGTAAAAATGCGAGTGGTCCTGCCATAATATTATGTATTCCTTTAAATTAGCTAATTAGGAAATATTACCATTTTAGGAGGTCTTTGACAACTCATCCCAAAAAGAAGATCTATACTGATGTTCTCCGACATGAGTTATTTTTTCAGTGACTAACGCATGACATTTACCACCTATATCTCTCCATCTCTTACAGAAGGCAAAATCTTCGCCTAAATATTGCTTTTTTATTGGATCAAAGTCAGTATCAAAAAGATTATAAAAGAAAGGTCTGTTAGTTAATTTACCATTAATAATTGTTTTTTGTATTATCTCTTTTTCAGGATAAGCCTTAATCATCTTCTCTATGACTTCTCTTTTAATTAACATGCACCCAGTAGGAGAGTGAGTTACCTCTATTACACCGTTTTCAATTGTAACTTCTTTTTCGTTAGGTAGCTTCATAGGATATTGATACAAAGCTTTATATTGTAAATCATGTTCGTTTTTAATTTTACCCTCTTTTATTCTTTCCCAAGCCTGTTTCCAATTCAAACTTTTTAAAGCATAGGGAACTGAAATAACATCTTTTTTAGCAGCTATCATTTTAAATATAGATGCAGATTCAAAATCAATATCGGAGTCAATAAATAATAAATGTGTACTATCTGTTTCCATAAAACTTGATACACAAAGATTTCTACCTTGTGTAACTAGAGATGATTTCATTACTTGAAAACAAACCAACACATCATTTTTCATACATTGTTTTTGAAACTCTAAGCAAGCTTGAAAAAAATGCAAAGAAACATCACTGTGGCATGGAGTTGCTACGAATATTGAGAATTTTTTAGGTTTAGGTTTACCATTAACGGTTGCTTTTGGTTTTTCAAACCATATAGGTTTGCTGTGATCTTGCATTAACCAACCCACCTATCTATTAATTTAATTTTTTCTTCAGCATCTACTATGTTTTGTAGTAATTTATCTATTTCGTCTAGATGTTGTGGGTGTTCTCCAATCCCTACTGAATTACTAAGATATATTTTTATAGTTGTAGAAGCTTCCGCTATTTGTGCTTCATATCTCTTTTTAAGTGCTTTTAGCATTTTGTAGTGCTCCCTGTAAAAAACCAGTCCAATGACCAGCTATAGTTTTCCAATTGTAAAAATGATTAAAAAAGTTTTGTTGAAATCTTAAATGATTTCTACAGCCATCAGTATTAATTTGTCCAGCTATACCATCTATGACAGCAGCAAATTGTCGTGCAAGATTTTCCCAATTTTTATCACAAGGAATATAGATAGGAAACTCCGTGCATGTCTCGTATAATGCTCCGTTGTCCGTTGTCGCTACATATAAACCACAAGCTAATGCTTCAAGAGCAGATATGCAGAATGTTTCTTCCCATATGTTTGGGTAAATAAAAGCATCATAAGTATGCAAATTATCTAAAATATATTTATTAGGTTTATATCCAATAAGATTTACATTAGGTAACTTTTCAGCTTGCTCATATAAATCTTTATATGTGTGATCATTTTCTTTTTTAAAATCATCACCATAAATTTGTGTGCTACTATATACATCTAAAACTACATTAGGATTGTTAATCAATTGCATTGCACCTAATAAAACAGATAACCCTCTCCAAGGAGTAGGATGATATATTAATTTTATTTTATCTCTTTTAGGCTCAGGATCTCTTTTTTCAATATCAGGTATTCCGTTTTTTATAACTGTGCAACGATGTTCAGGTAATGAAAAGGTTTTTCTAAACTGCTCGTAGTTCCAATGGCTATTAAATACATAGTAATCGTATTGATTTATCTTCTCTTCACTCCTAAAAAAATCTTGAAAATGTGGTTGGTCAGGTGCCATCTTTTGCCAAAGTATATTTATTTTATCTTTTGACAAAGGCACTTTGCCTGGTACTGAAGTACATATTTGAAATTTATCTAACAAATCTTTAGAAACATATTGCTCTAAAAAATCATGTTGTAGTTCTGTTCCGCCTAAAGGTTTCATTTTTGTGTCTTACTAAATATAGGAAGATCAGGAACTTGTACTTCTACATCTGTTGCCATGTCTTCTTTTGGGTGTTGTTTTAAAAAGGCTTCTTCTGTTTCGTATCTTTCACCTGTTTTGATACTTCTATAAATAGTTTTAGTATCACATTTAATTTTTTGTAAAATTGCCATACGAGTTTAGTATACCAAACTATCGTCCTTGTCCACGATATTTCTTACGATGTGGTTTTCTTTTGTTTCTTCTTTTAGTGTGTACACCAGGCCGTTTCTTTGGAGTTCGTTTGTGGTAATTATTTACCCCAAACATAGGTTTTTTCTTAGCCATTTTCCTGCGATCTATCTATTTGTGCGTAAGATATAATTCCTTGTATCTCATCTGCAGTGCCTGCCGTCATTTTTAATATATCACCACCCTCAAGAATTAAGGTTTGAGTTATAATATTAGAGACAGTATTTGCTGCTATAGCTTTTCTAGATATAGAAAAAGTAGCTGAAGCTGAAGTGTCTGTAACTTGCACTGATAAGTTTACTGGGCTACCACTAGAGTTATCTACTTGTATTTGTTTTATAATAAAAGTGGCACTTGTTGGGCAAGATAATACAGATGTTGTTCCTGTACTATCTAAGTTAATTCCTTGATTTTTATATTGTATTGTCATGATAAAAAATAATTAAATGCATCTGCTTCATTTTTTATATCATTCTCATAAGAGAAGTTCAACTGAGTCTGAAGCGTTCGTAATGCTTGTAAAATTTGTCTTTGATCTTCTTGCGTATATTTTTCTTTTGGCTCAGGTATTTGTATAATGATTTTTGCCATTATCTTCTACCATCTACTCTGACATCAAATCTAAAAGTTCCATATCTCCAACTTTCATTAAGACTTTCGTTTTCTATTTGTACAGCAGCCAGTCTTGCCCTAGCTCTTGTGTTAATTTTAGTTGTTGAGCTACTTACTGTAAAAGGCCCTAGAGGGCTGGAAGCTGCAGTTGAACCTTGAGGAAAAGAATTTACAAATATGGTAACTTTTGCATTACCACTAATTCTTTTAAAGTCTGGTAAAAATCTACTTATACTCATCAAAAACTCTCCATCACCAGGAACACCAGAATTACCATTTAAATCAAACTCTCCTGATTTAATAAAAGAGGTAATCGCAGTCTCAGTGCCGTCTGCATTTGCTTGATTCACACCTACCTCATGAGCATAATAAATAGACGCTCCATTTGAAATACCACTTATAACTGGGAATGTTGGGGTATCTCCAGAATTATAATCTGTTGCATAAGGTTTTTCATATACGGTAGAACCTATCCATGTTGTTCTGTCTAATGTTCCTGTAGTCCAAACATTTTCCGCAAAGTTATAAGTAACTACTTTATCTATGACATTAGAACCAGATGAAGGATAAAACCAATTTATTTCAGAATATAATTCATTAATACCACCAAAAACTATTTGACCAGAATTATAGTTTATACCAGGATTGTTGCCATCTGTGGTAAATACAAAATCCTCTACTAAACACGGAAGTGATTTGACAGTACCATCATAAACATAAAAGCCTCCTGTTTTTCCCATCCAATACACTGCACCATTTGCGAACACTCCTGCATGATTTCCTAACAATCCATTATTAGAACCAACTTTACGAATAGAGAATGTAAATGGAGGTCCAACAAATTGCATTTCATATGCAGCAGTATCAGTTAAAACTAAAATATAATCCTTACCTTTGAAAGCTCCCATGATTCTAGTTCCGTCATCTAACCTAAATGTTCCTGCGGTGTTCGTTGAAGTTGGTGCGTAATCACTTGTGCTTTCTTGATCAGAAAACCTAATAAACATTTTATCTTGTGTTGAAGGAGTGCCAATAGTCGTTTCAGTTCCTAAGTGAAATAAATGCCTGTCTCTGTCTGACACTATTGTCATTACAGATCTTGTTGGCATACCTGTACCAATGGTTGCTCTCGTATTTAGTGCATTGCCTGATGCAGGGTTCCAAGTAAATGTTTTTCCGTTGTGAATTGTAGCAATTAGAATACTTCCAAAATTATCAAAAGACCAGTTGGCAGGCTCGATTGTTACTGTGCTTGATGCAGAAGCGTCACCCCAACCTACAAAATCTGTAATGTCAGTTACAGTTGCCCCGTTAGTGTGCTCTGCAGCTGTCGTTCCATTTATGCCTCTAGTTATTCCACTGATAGTGTTTGTCCCTGTGGTGTTGGTTGTGTAGCTCATATCTTCAGAACCAATTCTTAATTTACCGTTAGTCAAAGGTAGATTTGCTGTGCTTGTTAGAACCACTGAAGATGCACCAACAAGCATATTACCACTATTGTTAATTGTTGTTGTGGTAGCTGCAATTGATCGTCCTCCAAAAAGATATGTGCCCCAACCGTATCCATAAGTTTGATTTAATGGTCCTACAGGTTCATAAGGATTTACATCTAAAGTTCCGTCTGTGGTTACACCTGATTTTGATTCGAGTGTGGGCATTGTAATTGTAAAAGTGTTTGTAGTAGGAACAGATTGTACTTCAAAAAGTTTGTTGTCAAAATCTGTTGCTGTGTAAACTGTGTCAGCCGTAGTAAAAGATCCAGCGTTTGCAAAAGTTGTAATTTCACCTACTTCTAAATTATGGGCTCCAGATGTTGTTATAGTAACTGTTGTTTGTCCGTTGGCCGTTGTTATACTTGCACCTGTTGAAAAATTATCTGTCTCTAAAGGAGTTACATCGTAAAAAGCACCTTCATAATAAATAACTAAAACTTTGTCAGTGCCTATTGCAGCATATCTTTTACCATCGGTGTCTGCCCAAACATGTTGTCCTCTAGCAGCACCAACTATTTTATCATCTACTAAAGCTTCCCAACCACCTATTTTTTCAGGCTCGCCATATCTAAATCTTACATTGTCACCATCTACCCAACGACCTTCTGCGTCTGAAGGTGTGGATTGTTTATCAAACCCTGGTGCTATATTTACTTTTGCTAAAGCCATGATGCATTATATCATTTTATATTAGAGTTTTAAATATCTTGAAAATCTTAATCAGGCTTGAAAGATTTGTGCTGTGCGGGGTTAAGATTAAAAGGAATTGCATATTTTGTTTCCCCTTGATTTGGATCTGCCTTATGTTTTAACCAAGCTGAAAAACTTATAAAAGTTCCTTTTCTAGGAGTTATACTCATATTTAACTCAGGAAATACTAATTTTTGATCTACATCATTTAAATACAATATACCTGAATACATAGACGATGCATGATCATGTAATTTTGTGTAATCATTTTTATCAATCTTTATACCCCAAGCATCTGCTAAATATACATGCTCGTATTCTATATGGTTTGTTAGAGCATCTAATCCAGATTTAAGCACTTGTATAAAATTAGGGTTATCTACAAATGCATTCCATGTAGTCATTTTGCCTTCTACATTAGTTCTATAACTTAAGTTTTTCTCTGCTAATTTTTTTTCTATTTCTTGTATGAAATAATCTGAGTCAACATCCAGAGTTACCTCATGAAGAAACATTTCTCGCTCTATCTTTTTTTGTATAATTTTATTTATTTGTTTTAGCATCTGGACCCACAATATCTTTTTCTTCTACTTGTTTAACAAGTGGAACATCAAAGTTTAAATTCCAATCCATTATACATTTTAAAAGTTTGCCACTAAAAGCTTTGAAACTTGCTTGGTCAAATCTTAATCTTCTGTATTTAATAATTATCCATACTTCTCTCCAAGTAAATACTATATCTGCTCCGCCTGTTTTATTATCTTGTTCTATTTTCATTTAACCTTTTGTTGTTCCTAATAATATTCTTTTATCTTTGAACCATTCTTTATGAGGGCCGTCTGCATTTACATAATGTAAAAAGACTTGTGCGTGCCAATCACCTTGAAAATTATGTCTCCAATGTGCTAAATCACATCCTTTATAAATAACAGCGTCTCCATTTTCTAACTCTATTTCTGCACCCTCCATGTAAATAGGCCATTTAATACCATCAGAATTTATTTTAACAGTTACACTATATTCACATGCTGGTCTATCTTTATGTTTTTTTAAGTCTGCTCCATAAGTATACATTCTCCAAAAGGTATAAGTAGGAAGTAATTTTAAATTTGTTTCTTTTTCCATTAAATCTTTTTTAGTAATCAATAATGAATCAGTTACAGGATCACCATAAAACATAGTATCGCCTTGATCACTTTGCTCAGTATCAAAACTAGTATAATTAGTTCTGTGTTTTAATCTTGCATAATGAGTTAATAAATCTATTTCCTCTTTTGTAAGAAAATTTTTAATATGCTTATATCCGTTAATTAACGCATCCATGATACTACTGAATATCTCACTCCTTTAGTTAATGGCTCAACCGCATGAGGAAACATAAAATTACTTGGCCAAATAACTACATGTCCTGGTTTAGTTTCCATTTTCTTAATCTTTCCATCTAAATTGAAGCATAAATTTCCACCTTCAAAATCATTATTAAGCATTAGAATACAACTATATTTTCTATTGAATGTTGGGCCATCATCAACATGAAATTTATAATGACCTCCTATTCCATATCTTAAAGCCTGCATGTCCATAATACCTGCTTCACGAATATCTGGAAACTCTCTGATATAATTAGACATTTGTTGAACAATTAAATAGTTTATATAATTAAACCAATGCACATTACTTAAAGAATCATTTAATGAGTCTAATCCTAAAATATCAACATCCCTAACTTTTTTATCTACAACATCTGGTTTTTTAACACCACCAGCTATAGATCCCGAAACAAATTTTTTGTCATCAAAAGTTTTATTTAAATATTGTATAAACTTACTAATGGTTGTTGGATCAGGTATTGCTGGATATACTTTAATATATTTTTCTAAAGACATAATGAATATTTATAGAAAAATGTTGTAAAAGTAAACTTTAAAGAATAAAACTTTTATCAAAACCTTCAACAGATTCATTATCAATCCAATATCTTTCAAAATTCACATTAAGTGGGAAAGAGATAGAAGATGAATCGACATTTTCTAATGCTGTTTTAAAGGCTTGTAGTCTTGTGTTTAAATCAGAAAACTCAGGTCTGCTTAGTTTAGCACCGTGGTGAGCTAAAAATTTATCTAGCTGTTTAATATAATTATTTTTGTCGTTTTCAAACATTTCAGATGTTAAGTTTTCACCATCAGTCGCTGCAGTCTCAGGATGTAGTAGTTTATCACTTATAACAACATTATCTCCATCTAAACTTGCAAGTTTTTCTCCACAAATATAACTATTAAAATCATCATCGCTTACAGTTTTTAATCTACCGTCAGCTTTGATAAAATCAAAATCTCCTCTATGTAACTTAAGATCGTTTTCGTTTCTAACACCCATACAAGGTAGTCTATTTATGTTAAAATATATAAAAGCCATTAGCTTAATTTATCCTCAAATATTAAAATTGCACCTGGACGACCATCGTTAGAAGACATATTTGGACCTGTCTGATTACCACCCACTCCATAAACACCAAACTCAGCTGAATTTGATGGAGCATTAGGGTCAGCTACGAAAAGAGCTTTGAATGGAGCTACAGCTGCATTTGTTCTGTTTTCTAAGTTTCCTGGAAATCCAGTTGGTTGTGATAAATTTAATAACAATGCTGGACCACTCGCAGTACCACCAGTTCCACCTCTTGCATAACCTTGTTGGTTTGTTGGAGGATGATTGGGTGCTGGAACAGAAGACGCACCTCCGCCTCCAGTACAAGTCATTGTTGCTGGGTTGCCAAATGTAGAATCTGATCCTGCTTGTCCTGAATAAACCATTGATTGATTACCTTGACCGCCACCGCCTGCTCCCATTGAATAAGGTGCAGTAAAAGGTGAAGGTGCTGGAGAAGTTATTGGAGCAGTAAATATTCCGATTCCACCATTTCCTCCTGGTCCTTTTGCATATGATCCTGGCCCGACTCCACCGCCACCAGCTCCACCACACATATAAACCAAAATTTTTTCTGTCCCTGGTTGTGCAGTGTAAGTATCACTGCTTGGTCCTTCAGCAAAAAAAGTTCTAACCATGTCGTTTGAGCCAGCAGATCCTGTTGAAGCTGCAGTCAATCTTCCATCTTCATCAACTGTAATGTTAGCTGTTGTGTAAGATCCAGCTGTTACGGCTGTTGATTGTAATTGCGCTGGTCCTACAGAGTTAGGAGCCATTTTGTTTAATGTCACATTTGATTGTGTAATTTGATTAGTTGTAATTGCATTTGCTGCAAGTTTAGTAGTTGTAACATTTGATTGTAAAATTTTTGCAGTTGTTACAGCGTTGTTTGAAATTTTTGCTGCAGTTATAGTGTTGTCTGCTACTTGTAATGTTCCAATAGTTCCGCCTAGAGTATCTAAAGATATTTCTTTAAGGTTTGTTCCATCAGCGTAGGCTGCAAAGATTGCCGCTCTGTCAGGTGAGAAACCTGTTCCTGAAGCTGTTTTAATTGTTAAATTAGATGGGTTTGTTAAACCTGTGCAATCAAAGATATAAAATTTTTCAATACTGTCAGGTATTGTACAAACTGTGCTGGCTGCAATTGATGCAGTTGCAAATTTGATTACCATGTTTCTTGCGTTTGATAAAGAAGCGTTAGACATTACTAACGCTAAAGTTCCACCACTTGATAGTGTAACTTGTTCAAAACCTGCTACGGCTTGTTGAATTAAATTTAAATTTGTATTTGTTTTATCACCCCATGTACCAGCGTTTTCGCCAGTTACCATCAATTCGAGTTTTAGATCTGTAGAATAACTTGATGCCATATATCTCCTAGTTTAACAAAATTAAGCTGCTCTATCAACCTCAGTCCAAACATTATTTACACCAGGGTCGATCTCGCTCCATGCGGTTACATTAACCGAGCCAATATTTGCTGTCAACCCTATACCAGAAACAGTAATATTTGCAGCACCATTTACTGTTACTGACCCAAGTGAGCTAGCTAAAGCTTGTCCTGTTACATCATAACCTGATATCGGAGTAATAGATCCTATCGATCCAGTTAATAAGCCTGCTGTTGTAACGCTCTCAACAGTGGTTTGAACTAATGTGATTGATCCCAAAGTTAAGGACATTGAAATACCAGTCACATCTACTGGAATTTTAGGTGCAGGAATAACTTGACCAACTGAAGAGGTTACAGATTGACCTGATACAACACCTGTAAATCCATCTCCAGTAACGCTTGCTAGTGTTCCTATTGAAGATTGTAAAGCGTCTTCACCAACAAACACAGTGACATTACCATCGATTTGAATTGAATTTACACCTTGTGTAATTGTTAATAAATCTAATCCAGAAACTTGAACAGTATGATCAACTACTGGTGTTACACTACCTTGTGTTAAAGTTGCTTGTTGTCCTGCTGGTAAAACAGAATATGTTTCTCCCCAAGCTCTGTTACCCCAACCACCTCGGCCCCAACCGATTTCAACTTTAGCATCTACAGTTATTGTTCCTAAACTTGAAGATAAAGATTGACCTTCTGCTAAAACAGATCCAGTTATACCCCAAGCTCCTGAACCCCACTCAGCTCTACCCCATCCATTAACAGAAACACCTTGAGCATCTCCTTGTGATAAGGTTAATGCTGATCCTGTAACAGCAGCAGCTGTCGAGGATTGATCACTCCAAACTCCTGTACCCCAACTTTGTGCGCCCCAAGTTTTTTGAGTAATATCAAAAATACCTCCCATGCCAATACCATGAACATAACAAAGGTAATAAAAATCTGTTTCAGAAGAAGGAGTTACTTCAACATATCTTGTTGTGGCTGCATTGAAGGTTGTAGTGTTAGTGTACCCTGCTTGGTTACTTGCACCATCTAAATAGTAAGTTATGCCTGATGAAATAATTCCACCAGTTCCTGTTGTTGTAGAAAATACTAAAGGGTGATTGTCGTTTGATGCATCACTTTGTTCAAATCGTAAAGTACCACCGTTAACCCATGATACTGTTCCTGGACCAGTAGAATTTCTGGCACCGTCTAAATAGAAAACATTGCCAGCGCCTCCACCGTAGAGGCTACCCGATGCTACGGTAACTGTATAAGTTAATTCTGCCATAGCATCGGCTCCCTCCTAAATTATGCGATTCTCAATATTGCTGCGCTCGTTGTAAATGCTGGAAACTGAATTGTAAAAGTTCCTGCAGATGCAGTTTTCTCACCGCCAAAATCTAATACAGCTACAGCTTTATCACCGTTAGTGTCATTGTAAATCAAAGCACCTCTTGCTGTGATTGTTACACCAACAAATGATAAATCAGAAAAATCTGTGATAGCCGTGTTAGTAGCTAAAGATGTTCCTGTGTTTACAAGTGCTTTACCACCTGAGGAGTATCCACCTGATGGTGAAGTTACTTGTCCTCCAGTTGTAAAAGATGTCGTTGATTTTCCTAGCGTAGCAGGTGTTCCGTACAAAGCTAGTTTGAAACTGTTACCACCTGGGTTACTAAAATTATGAGTCGCTTCTAATAATTCTTTTTTAAAAGAATTACATATTGCGTTAGTTGTTATTGCCATTTTATCTCCTTAAATTTATGGTGACGGTGAAGGTATTTTAATTCGAGGAACTCCACTGTCGTATTCTCCTCTTCTTCGTCTACCCATTTGTTGTAGACCAAAAGCTTGTATGCTTTGATTATACCTGTCAGAATACAATTTGTATAGATCTTCAGGTCCTTTTAAAAATGAAAAAGCTTCTTTCAATACTCCATATAAAAGCATCGCCTCATGATGCTGGGATAGATATGTATTTGTTGAGCTATCAAAATGTGGTGGGTCTTTGATGTAGTTAATTTGTATATCAAAAGCTGCATTAGGAGTTGGTGCTAGTAATATATTTGTTTCGTCCCAATTAGCATAATATTTTGGTGTTCCTGTTACTGTATCATTTGGTGAAAATTCAGATATAAAACTAGTATCTCTTTTTTCTAAAAAGTCCCTCACATTAGAACTAATAATTTGAACAGATCTTAATATTAATGCATCAGCAGGCATAGAAACATACCTGTTTCCACTTGTTGTCTGAGAGTTTGCATATTTTCTCAAATCATCGTAATCAACTTGACCAGCTATATCTAACTCTGTGTTTCTTATAAACTGATCTAGCAGAGTATCACTCAATACATTACTATCTACTTCTGTGTAGTTTCTTACTTGTGTTAAAAATGCTGAATAAGTTATTGCCATTATGATATACTCACTGTTACAGATCCTACTCGAGCTGAAGCTTCTCTTCTTCTATTCTGTAAAGAAGGATCTCTTGGTTGCATAGTTTGTAAAGATGTTGTTATCCCATTGCTAGTAACCACTGTTTCAAAAGTTTCAAAAGCAAAGTCTCCAGGTAAAGTTAAATTAGCTACTCCTACAGAAGTGCCTCCTGAATCAGCTAATGTAACATCATTAGAAGCTACAGTTTTGGGTTGTTGAAATCTCATTGGTCTTACTTTTTGTAACGCTATTGCATCAGCAACATTTCTCTTTCTTCTTATTTGAGGATGCTTTTCTTCAAATTCAGATATATGAACAAAAGATCCGTTCCACTCAGTAACCATTTCTTGATATGGAAATGCTTGACCACTTCTATCAGATATTGCTTTTGATCTAGTTCCGTTTGCGTATTTAGCCATTATGATAAATTTGGAAAGTATGATTGTGGAGTTACATACAAGGATGTTCTCTGTCCATCTTCTTCCAAAGCCCTTTTTAGTTCATCTTCATAAATTAATTTCATAGCTTGTATTCTGTCAGGTGCTTTTTTCATAGATAAGTAATAAGCAAGACCCGCACACATACAAGGTAAAAATCTGTAAGCTACATCTGCTTGTTGATCGTTATAAGCTGTAGCATCTTCAATTCTGTTAATAGTATAAAATTTTAAAGTTGTGTAAGTTGAAGCATCAGGTGCAACATATAAACTTATTTTAGGTGTCGTTTGTCTATCAACATAATACTGAGATGGCTGACCCGTAGCTAATTTATTTGGTAAAGCTGAATATGCAGATCTATCTATTTTTGTAAGAGCTACATCTTGTGTGTTAGCATTATCACCAGCTGCAGCCGTAGTTGATATGTAAGCTTCCAAAACATCGTTTACATTTGAGGCAACAGTGTAAGTAGCTGTTCCTGCTGTTAAGGCTTGTTCATTTAATTGAACTTTCCAAAGGTGCACACCTCTGTTACCCCAATCAGCAAATAATAAATTTAAAGACCTTCTAGCTGTCTTTAAATCGTAACCAGCCATTGGTCTTAGGCCACATCTTTCATAGCCTTCGTCTATAATCTCGTCAATATTTAAATCAAATGATGTTGAACCTGATGTTGCCATAATTAAAACCTTTTCCTTATTTTAAATCCGCCTTTGCCTTTAGAAGATATACCTATATCTAACTCCACATTGTTTTTATAAATTTTATTATAATTTAAGTTTGGATCTATGTCGACTTTAGTGTCCTCTACAGCAGTTATTATATTATCTCCATATTCTGTTTTAGGCATATCAAAAGTAAATAAATTTACTTTAAATTTTCCTTTAGTCAATCGCGGTTTTTTTACATCACCACCAATGTCTCTTTTTAAAATAGTTTTGACATTAGTAGGTTTACCACCAACACCTTGCGCTTTACTTCTTTTTCTTGCAACGGCACTCCGTCTCTGGGATTCTGTCATGCTTGCTGCTTTGGCAGCAGGGACGCACTTTGGATATTTTCTTTTTGATCCACTTGCAGATTTTCTTCCACATTTTTTAAATCCTCCACCTTTTTTCTTTGCTCCAATATCTACCCAGTCTTGTCTGAACCATTCTTTAAGTCCACCACTTTTCATACCTGCAGGTACACAATTTGGAACCATTTTATTTCCTTTTTTCTTCATGCCTTTTTGTTCGTAACCAACCCAGCATGTGCCTCTTTTAGACATTAGATCATTCCTTTGTAATAAGACTCGTAAGACTTATTAGAAATTTTCTTTCCGCCTACTTCACTCTTAATGTAAGAACCCATGTACTTACCTTCACTTGCTTTTACTGTGCTTAAAGTTTTAGCTTGAGCAGCATGTGTTTTAGATGCTTTTTTCAAACCTTTAATAACTTTATTTACTTTAACTTGGTCACCTGTTGCGTATTTCATCATCGCACCAAGTTTTGCAGGTTTAGGTCCTCTAAAATCTTTTCTTTTTTTGCCGTCTGGACCTTTAATTTTACCTGCACAAATTTTTGATGCGTAGGCATTAGCATAGGCGCTAGGGTATACCGCAAATTTTCTTTTTGCTGCTGCTTTACCTCTTGGACATAGTTTTGTCATAATACTTTACCTTTGTTTTTACCTTCTTTTAATCTATACTTATGTGTACCAGTTCCGTTAATATCTACTTCGCTTCTTAGAAGTTTAAACATAGACATAAGTTTAGTATCTTCAGATTTTTTTTGAACATACCTAATAACTTTGTCTTTATTTATCTGTTCTCTATCACTCATATTTTTTAGCGGCCGCATTGAGAGTGTTTTTTCTCTCCCTTTTACGGTTGTACAACTTATCTGATTGTATCACTTTAGGTCTGTATGTTCTAGACCTTACGAGTTTTGCGTATTTGTTTTTTGGCTTGATTTGCAATGCTAACCACCTGTCTTTTACCCATCACCTTCGCTCGTTGCTCCATAACAGTTAAAATCTGTATTTTCCTCGCAAATGGTTTAGATATCTTCTTAACTTTTGCAACAGTCGCACGAGCATCAGCAGGAGTCGCAAACTTAATTTTAACAGTATCTCTAGGATTCTCATCTGTATATAATCTCCTATCGGAACCTTTTGGTTTTTTACCAGTCCCTATCCTAGGGTCTCCCCCTCTAGAATAAACTTTAACTTTTCTTTTTTCTCCTCTAGCTCCTCTAAGCTTTCCTTCGATTTGAGCAGGAATTTGTCCTCTACCTATAGGCATATTACTCCATCCATGGTGTGTATGAAACCTTACCATCTACTCTTTGTGCACGCAATGATTGATTTCTATTATGATCTGTTGAATAAGAACAATGAATCCAACCCGATGTTGGTTCATTATCTTTGTAAAATTCTAAGATGAGCTGATCATATTCTAGCTCTGATCTAATCCAAGAAGCTAATTCTCTATTATCAACACCAGGTATTTCAAAGTCTGCTGCTGCTGCATTATCGTCTGCCACATGTTGACTGTTCACACTGCTACCAATTTCTACACAAAGCTGAGCACAACGGAATCCTGATGATATAATTAATGGTTTGTCAAAATGAGATCTGACTGGCTGCAATATGTTTGTAGCTAATGCTTTAAGATTTTCAATCTGCGCAGGGTTAGGATTATTATTAATACCCTTACGCTCTGCTACCTGGCTCTTGGTAAGCTCGTCTAAGGTTATGTTTGCGGTTAACTTCATTTTTTCTTCTCCTCTATTTCATAAAAAAATTTATCTGTATCTTCTGTCTGCCACTTTCTTGAATCCTCTACATTCCATTCAGAAGTTTGTACTTTCCAATCTGGAACATTATCCTTAACTGTAAAGGATGGAATATCCCAAATCAACCTGTTGTTCGGTTGTGCTGCATAATTACCATCATCTAATGCTAATATATGCGCACATTTATGTTCATGTGGTATTTCAGAATGGTCTGTATCTAGGATATTAGACTCAGGATGAGCAAAATCCAAAGTAAAAAGATAAGCACCTGAATGCCACTTTTTATCCTTACCAATGTACTTGCCCGCTTGGCCATCTAGAATGTCCCAAGAATGAACAGCAGGAAAATAACTAAAACAGTTCCATAGAACCAACTCGTCAAGCCTACGCTTAGGAACATCATTCGGTTTAAAACCTCTTTGAATGAATGCAGATATTGGTAGACGATAGAAGACAGCTCCATTTTCCATAATACAATGAAAAAGAGGACTACGCCCCGTAATGCTCGATAAACCGAAGATAATACAATCTTCAACTTCTCCATGATGTTTTTTAAGATCATAAAGATACTCCCTTCTTATTTGTGCATACTGCACAGGTATGTTTGCGTTTAGGTAACTCATTTATCATTTAAACCATAATATATTACCACACATAATAATATAAAAGCTATTATTGTATTGATTGGTAAAAATGGCTCTACAATTACATTTTCCATAATAATTTATTTTCGTCACTTAGATAACAATATTTTAATGAACTATTATTCATTATAAAATACAAATCATTTGTATCTTCACATATTACTCTACCTGGTAAATTAAGTGAAGTGTTAAGTACGGCTGGTAATTTAGTAAGTCGATTAAACGCAGTTATTAAATCATAATATTTACTATGAAATTTTCTGTTTAAAGTTTGAATTCTACTATAATTATCTACAGAACACACATTTTTGAGCCTCTTATCCTTACATTTAAAAACAAACATCATATAAGGGGAAGTTTGATTAGGCTCCAACTCAAATAATTCTCCTGCATTTTCTTCTAAAACAGTACAAGCAAAAGGTCTATACCATTCTCTTTTTTTTATGTCATTGATTTTTTGTAATATTTTTTCATCTAATGGATTACCTAATAATGATCTAAATCCTAATCCCCTTTGACCTTGTTCGGATTTACCACTAAATATAGCAATAGGTTCTTTAATTAAAATTTCTGCAACCTCTTGAGGTGTTACATTTTTACTTTTAAATTTTTCTAGAGATAATTTGGGACTAAAACCAGAACAAATGTGTTTTAATGGTTTTACTTTTACATTTGTATAATGCAAAGCAGAGCCTAAAGATATACCAAAGTCACCATTGAAAGGATCTGCTAAAATATTCTTTTTTAATTCTTCTTTTAAAAATGTATTATTAAGAACATTTTGAGCACAGCCCCCTGATAGAACTAATGTATCATATTTATTATTTATTTTTTTAATTTTTTGTAATGCTAAAAGCTGAAAGACAATTTGGAAAGTTTTTACAAAGTCTAAAGATTTAGAATCTTTTGCTGTGTGATTAACACTTGGATTTAACATATACCTGTTAAAATAATTCGAGGGTTCCCAATTCTCTTCAATATTGCTCATCCAATTAAGATTCCAATTACTGTCAAAAACTAACTTGTTGGCAATGTCATTACTAAACTTACCGTATGAAGATAAAGCCATAGCTTTTCCTTCTTCATGTGCATTTAGACCTAATTCATATACTAATTTTTGATAAGCCTTACCTAATGAAAGGTTTCTTGTTATTGAAAATTTGTCAGTAATCAAATTTATCTGTCTATCTGTAACATAATATTTAAATATAGAATTTAATTTTTCATCATAAATACTTTCACATTCAGAACCTGTAACCCCATTTAAAAATTGATTGTTTTTATTATGTATGGGTTTATCTCCACCATCACCATCAGCAATAAAATATACAGCGTTTTTAGGATAATCAAAAAAATGTCTAGCACAAATAGCGTGAAATAAATGGTGTTCGTTTTGGTTAATTGTAATAATTTTAGATTGATCTATATTTAAATATTTGCATAAAAAATATGTTATTGGAAATCTGTTACCTTCAGACATACTAGTAACAATGACTTTATCAAATTTTATTTTTAAACTTTTAATTTTATCGAATAAGTCTATGGTTGGGTAAAATTGATGTTTGAGTCCGTTAAATCTATCAAGCTGATGGTGTATTACTATTTCATCTCCTTGTAAAATAGTTACACTTCCATCATGTCCAATGTGGAATGACAATATATTCATTTACGGTAGATATATACTAATTAGAAATACCCATCAACCAAAGTATTAAGAGAACATAACAGATAGGTTCCATTATTCTAATATTAATGCTTTTATTGATTTAGACCCATCAATATTCTCATCTAATTCTGCTTTAGATTTAATGCATTTATAAGATACATCGTTTTGTATAGTTCTAGTTGCTTCTCTTTTATGCTTTAGACATACACTCATCGATGGTTGTATTCTGTGTTCTTTAATTTCTGGCCCTATAAACATTAGGAGGGCCACCACTTCTGCGATCATTTATGACCTCCGTTAGCTCTTACTTTGTCTTTCAATACTTCTATATCTAACAAAGCTTTTTCCATTTGTTTCTGTAAAAATTGTATATTAACTTTATTGTGCATCATATCCTCAATTCTTTTTTCTATCTTCTCGGTGGTCTTATAAAGATCCTCCAATAACATCAGCTGTTCCTGGTCCACAGGTAACTGCTCGGACTTCTTTAAGAGATCAGCTTGCATGAGCTCCCGTGAAGTCTCCAACGATACTAATCTCCCTGTTAATTCTGTGTACGCAAATACGCCCATGGCTACGAGAACGATCAAACTGGCAACCGTCTTCATCGGCATTTGTACGGCAGCGGACTCAGAAATTTTTAGGGCCATAAATTACTTATTAAAACCTGAAAATACCCAAGAAACATATTTGTTCCAAACACCTTTAATTCTTCTAGGAATTTCTCTGGATATCCATAAAATTTTTTGTTTAATTTTTTCTAACATTTCCATCTCCTTCTAGCTTGTCTTAATCTAGAGTTTGGATCTGCAGCAGCTTTTGGAAACTTCTTCATTTGTCCAGCACTTCTAGCACAAAATGATTTACGCCTCTTTGCGGCCTTAGACCCTGGTTTAACTTTTCCAGTAACTGCTGTTCTAAGTTTTGAACCAGGATTATCTCTCCTATACTTAGCAACTCCAGCTGCTGTCATTCCCGCTCCACTTTTTGTAGATCGAAAATACTTTTTACTTCGTGGAGGCATCGTATCGCCTCCACGCTTTAATTTTAAAAGTTCCGATGTATATACTTTATTAGTAACTTCCATCGAAAAATACCGTTACACTATCAAACCCACTACTAATATCGATGAATGCACCATCAGGATAACGAATACCTTCATCAGGAATATAAGGATCTATCATACCAGCTGCCGCAGGGGCATCTAGTTCTAGTCTTTTTCCTCCTGTTTGAGATCCGTTTCTAATGATCATTGCACCAGCAGCAGAAGCATTTGATACTCCATGCATTCCTCTAACTCTTGTCGCTCCAGCAAATACGATACCAGTGGTATCAGTTGTTGCTGTAAATCCAGCAGAAACTGCTGAAATGGTTGCTGAGTGACTAATTTGAGTTACTGTTAGAAACTTTGTTGATCCTGTTACCGTGTTGTTATTTGGACCAGTACCAATTGTTTCAGAAACAGCATTACCACTCGCATCAGTTCCTGTGACTGTGAAAGAAACAGAAGCATTATTGTTAGCAGAGGTCAGTGTAACAGTCGTTGACATGTTTGAGCCGTCATTCACAGCAGATCCAGTCAAGGTCATGTTTCCTGAACCTGATGGAGATTGTACAGCAGCAATTGCTGTTGTACTTGCTGAAACAGCTTTAAACATTTTCGCCTGTATACTTGTACTTGACATATTTTCTCCAAATTAGGTGCTCCCGAAGGAGCACCAGTTTAATTATTATACTAAGTCTAATGTTTCTGTAAATGTAATACCAATAAATGTTACTACGATAGACGCACCAGACGCTCCAGGATCTGCCATTGTCACTCTGATTTCATCAGGTGTTAATGGTATTCCTGCTGTCGTTCCAGATCCACCAGATCCTACACCCGCAACACCGTTGCAAGCAAAGATTTGTGCTCCTGCTGCACTTGTAGATAAAACTGCTCCATCTACATATGCGTTAGGGTCGCCAGCTGTTCCTACATCTGTGATATTTCCACCAGTAGTTGTAGCTGCTGTGTTTCTAACTACACAGAACATTGGAATGAAGTTTGCTGGAAAACCAATTGCTGCTTCATCGCCTGTTGTTGCAGCGTTTGCTACTGACACAGTCGCTTGGTAAGTTTTCATCACGAAACCATCAGTTGCGATACTGCTTAAAAATAAAGCACCTGATTCTACAGCTGCATCAGCTGTAACTGAGTTTCCGCCTGTTACGCCATTAACATCTGCAATTTTTGTAACTGCACCTGTTGTTGCGTTTTTTACGATTGTTTCAAAACCATTTTCCGATCGGACTGGTCCTGAAAAAGTTGTATTTGCCATAATTTATTTCTCCTATAGTTTTACACCTGCAGTCTCTATAGCGTCTGCCTAGCCAGTCTGCAGATTAATTAATCTAGGTCTTTTCATTATACATAAAAAAAGGGGCGATGTGAACACCGCCCCTTCTAATTTGTAATACTAATGTAAGTATTAGACTAATTTACCATTTCCAAATATCGCTCTTGGATCTGAGAATCCAAAAGAATATCTTTCTCTAGCTTTAAATCTAACATTACCTGTATCGAAGTCACCTTCCATTGCTGTTTTGATTGGTGATCTAACAAACATTTTCATGCCGTTAGGTACATCAGTCATAAGGAAAAACGCATCCGTGTCAGTTAAAAAGTTATTCACTCTGTAACCTTGAGGGATCATTCCCATAGAAGCAATAGCATTGATGTCGTTATCTGCAGTTGCAGTTCTTTGAGGAGACTTCATTAATCTCTCAGCTGTAAATTGTAATTCTTTTGGAATTATCATTTTTACACCTTGAGCAGCGATTTTAAGACCTCTCTCATCAACGAAAGCTTGGATATCAATCAAAGATTGTTCCAAAGATG